TACGCATAAAAGATAATTCAGAAATAGGTTTCAAATCATTTAAGACCAAACATAAGGCTCAAATAGCACTAAATAATCAAAAACTTTTAGCCAAGTTCGATCTTGCACCAGAACCTATTACTGATCTTTGTAAAATAAGATACTATTGCTATAGTGATTTGTTTACAGATTGGGGTTTTATTACTGAAAAAGCTAATATAATTGACTATGATAGTATTAAAAGTCCATACTTACATAAGATACAAAAACTAGTTAACGATATTTGGCAAAAAACAAAATTAAAATTTTGGGATTGTCACGAACACAATGTTGGTTATATTAAAAGAGGGCGTAAAAAAATCTTTGTTTGTATAGATACCGGCAAAGAAAGTTTTGAGCCTCATAGTAATGCCTGGGGATTTCAAGAACCCGGTCCTAAATGTCCATATTGTTTAAGATACCAATGTAAATGCTCGGAGTATTAAAATGCCTTATATTAAAGAAGATCGTCGTCAGTCTTTAGATACTTGTATAGAAAATATGATAAGTTGTTTATCTCATCAGGATAATGAGGATATGTCTAATGTTTTAGGAGATATTAATTATTGTTTTAGTCGTGTTTTATCTGGAGTTATGAAACAACCATCTTATAATAAGATTGCTATGATTACTGGTGTATTAGAAAACATCAAGCAAGAATTTTATCGTCGTGTTGCTAGTCCTTACGAAGATAAAAAAATATTGGAAAATGGAGATATTAAAGAATATAAAAAACTATAAAGGCCATATTTATGTCAAGAGAATTAGATAAGTTAGTTAAAGATTTACAATCTATAGAGATTAAACAAACTAAAGAATTTTCTGATATAAAAAAAGTTCTTAAGAAAATGGATCAAAAATTAACTCAGATTCTAGAAAAAATTCAAGAATTTGAGATTATTATGGATGCGGCTGAAATGTTAGAAGAACATATGGAAGATAGGGATGAATATAATACAGAATGGAATCCTTATGATGATGAGGATTATGAGCCAGAAGAATACGAAAATTACGACGACGACGAAAATTGATTAACGCTTGACAAGCCGCCTGTCCGATGATATACTTGGGACTCACAGGGAAATTTCACTTTTTGGAGTAGATTACAATGAAGTTGGCAGATCGCACGGTCGAGATTCATAGCAGAGGTTTGGATAGCACTAATCAGTTTACGATTGCCCAAACCAGTAAAATGTTTAAGATTTTGTCGGACTCTCTTTATTCCGACAAAGTTATGGCTGTTATCCGCGAATTGAGTACCAATGCTTATGATGCTCATATTGCAGCAGGAAACAAAAATCCTTTCAAGGTTATTCTTCCTACACAAGCCAATCCTTCATTTACTGTGCGTGATTATGGCACGGGCTTGAGCCAAAAAGATATGGAAGAACTGTATACCACTTATGGTGCTTCTAATAAGAACGACAGTAATGATTTTGTGGGTTGTCTTGGTCTTGGTAGCAAGAGTCCTTTTGCTTATACAAAGAGTTTTACCACAACATCTTACTATAATGGCAAGAAGTATTCTTATATTGCTGCTATGGATGAGAATGGTGTTCCTAGTCTGAATCTTTTTGGTATTACCGATACTAATGAGCCTAATGGTCTTGAAATTAGTTTTGCTGTTAAGCAATATGACTTTAGTGAGTTTACTAATAAGTCTAAGAGAATTTTTCATTACTTCAAAATGAAGCCTATTATCGAAGGTGGTGTGTGTCATACCATCAACGATCATTCTTATTCACATAATAATGTAGTTATCGATGGTGAAGGATGGAAGATTGGTAGAGTATCCGCCAACAATAATCAATATCCTAGTCAGTGGCATGGGCCAGGATCAGGAGTTATTGCTATCATGGGTAATATTGCATATCCTATTGATTCCAATAAGATTATTGGCGAAGAAAAAGATAACAATACTAATGATGCTATTCAACGATGGAATCGTGCTTTTAAGAAAGCAGATGTTGACAACTGGAAGAATCTAGTCAGAGAAATTCTTAACTCTGGTCTATATCTTGAAATTCAATTCGGTATTGGTGAATTGGAAATGGATGTTAGTCGAGAGGGATTGCAGTATACAAAAAATGTAATCAAAGTATTGAGAGAGCGTACTCAAGAAATTTATCTTCAACTTAAAGAAGATATGAGTAAGAAACTTGAGTCATGCACCAATCTTGTTGAAGCATATACAACCTATTATAATCTGAGTGATCTTGCTGGTGGATGGACTGCTGGTGCATCATGGACAGATAGTGATGGTAAGGTTCATGAATTGGTCAGTGGTCAAGACCTTGATTATAAGTTTAAGAAGAATCACCAGTTGTATGTATTTAATTTTAGAACTGCTGGCTATCGTTCTCGTAGAATGGTTTATCTTACTGATAAGATTCATCAAGAAACTCTACAAGGTAAGTCTGCCTACTATTGGAGTTCAGATAAAAAGACAGGACAGATGACATTCTTTAGGTGCGATGTAAAGGGTGTTGAAACCGCCAAAAAGATCGTTACTAAATATTGTAATCAAAATAATTGTTTTGCATATTTGATGATTGATAGTGACCATCCAGAAGATTCTACCGAAGGTTTTGATGATCTGATTAAGCATATCGGTGGAGAATCCAATGTAGTTAATGTATCAGATTATCGTAGTCTACTGTCTACTAGTACTCGTCAGAGTAGAGGTTCTTCTGGTACTATTAGTAAGGATGAGATTTTTGCAATCAGTCATTTGGGTGCAGATAAGAATTGCAAATCATTGGGAGGTAATGGTCTTAATGACTCAAGTTATCTTAAAGAATTGTCTGAAGATTTGATTGAATATCTTGAAGACGAGGATAATGAGATTGTGTATGTTCCAATTATTAGATATGGTTCTGTAGAAGGATATCCCGATATCCATAAGATTGTCGAACTTGCACAAACCGACAATTCAGTGATTGGTAAAAAACTTTTTGATAATCAGAAGATTTTTGCGATCAAGCAAAGTGCTGTTGAAAAGATTAAGCAAGACGGGATGAACCTTGTGTCTTTCAATGATTGGCTTAAAAAGTGGGCTCAAAAGATTGCTAACAAACTGTCTGATAGTGTGTCAGTATACAGAGATATAATTGATTACTGTAAGAAAGAGTTTGAGAGTAATGATCCTACTTTTAGTAGTGCAGGATATTATTATGGATGTAGGCAGTCTGATAGACAGATTATGTATCATATCTTTAATATATTTGGTCTTGATTACGCCAAGCATATTAAAGATACTAACATGATTAGTTTTATCGATCAGTGGCTACTTATTGAGTTCTTTGCTGATACTATTAATCATGATGAGTTCGATATTAAACGATTCGATAAGAATGAGTATTTTGCAAAGATGACTATTATCTTGGCACAGTACGGAATCAATGGGGTTGATCCAGCAAAAATTAGGAGCGACTATATTGGGCTCAAGCATCTTCAATATAAATTGACAAATATTTATGGAGAGGCAAATAATCCGATCAATAATAGTTTGTCGAAGAAGAGTGATTCTAAGATAGTATCCAATCTGCCCAAAATGGGTGAGTTGCGAAAAAATCTTAAAGAGACTGTTGACAAAGTGCCGATGCTCAAGTATATTGTTGGAGTGAGCGAGAACAATGGCAATATCAGACATATCACTAGTCATAATCCTATACGGACTTTTGACAATGGATATAGAGGTAAGCCTGAGTGGACAACAAAGATTGATGCTGATGGTCTTAGAACAAGTTTGGGTGGTTTGATTTAATTTCACAGGAAACAGGAGAATTAAAATGAGTGTTCCTTTTATGTGGGTTGATGGTAATTTGACGCTGATCCTTAACAATAAGGCTCATCAAGTGCTTCCAGATCATATTAATTATCGATTGATTCTAGAGGCTCTTCCAACTGCTACTAATGATGAATTGGTAGAATTGGTTGATCTTGAAAAGGCAGTGTCAAACTTTAGTGATGGTCAGGTAGAAGTAAAGAATGGTAAGGTTCTTTTTCAGGGTGAAGAAGTTCATGGTAGTATCAGTAAAAGAATTCTAGAATTTATGAAGCAAGGACTGCCTTTCCAGCCACTTGTTAATTTTCTGAATAATCTTATGGAGAATCCAAGTATGCAGAGCCAAAAGGAACTGTATGATTTCTTGGAGCATGAACTGTTGCCGATTACTGAGGATGGTCATTTCTTGGCTTATAAGGCTGTTCGCAGCGATTATATGGACAAGTATGCTGGTAAGTTTGACAATCATGTTGGTCAGATTTGCCAAATGCAACGAGCAAAGGTTGATGATAATCGATCTGTTGGTTGCTCACAAGGTCTTCATGCTGGTGCATTGAACTATGTTGCTAATTATGGTAATGTTGAGTCTAACGATAGAATTGTAATTGTTAAGATTAATCCTAAAGATGTTGTTAGCGTACCAAGCGATTGTAACTGTGAAAAGTTGCGTACTTGTCGATATGAGGTAGTTGGTGAGTATCAGGGTGAACTTCTTAAGCCTCTATACAAGTCTGAGTTTAACGAGGACGAGTATTATGATGAAGAAGAGGATCTGTATGATGAATATGATGATGCTTATTGGGATCAGTATGATGACGAGGATGATGATATTGAAGACGATGACTATGAAATAGACGGTGGTTATTGATATAGGATTTTAGTGACTAGCAATAGTCGCTAGGATGAAGATGGGCCGCTGGGCGGATACTAGTTAAATGTGTGGTTCGATTCCACAACCATCTTTTTAGGAATATATTATGCACGAAGATTATGATGACGATGAAGACGATCAAGAATATCCTGAAGATAAATATAAGCATTATTTCAAGTTTGATCCAGAAGCCTGGGATGCTTGGGGAAAAATGCTGTATGATGCACTAAATGATATTGTTGAAGTATCTCCTAATACATGGTATATCTATGGCTCGTCTGCTCAAAAGTTTCCTGTGAATAGTTGGAATCCCAATACTGATGAAAATAAGAGTAGTCAGTATTTGGGATCCAATTATCAAGGTCAGCCGATATGGAAGAAAAAATATTTTATATCACAACCAATACAACAAATGTATAAAAACCATATCGCTACCCACGCATATCATTTTATTAATCAGCCACATTATTATAAGGGTATGTTCGATATTCTAAATTAGGAGAACCAATATGGAAATGTATGATATTATTGATCTTGAAAAATTTATAGATGCTACAAGAACACTGGTTTATTCTTATTTTGGCAAAGATAACGATAAAAATAATCCAAATAATACTGTAGATAATCTACTTAATAGTTTAACAGATGATGAGGTTTGTGAGATGAACGCTTGTTTAAGTTTATCAGAATCTATGGTAATTGCTAAAAAGTTTATTAAAACACAAAAAAATAAGAACACCAAACAAATTAGACAAATAATTTCTGAAGAAGCATATATGGAATTTGTTGAGGAACTTAATAGTAGACTGGTCAGTAATCTTATATCAAAACTGGCTAGTCAGGGTGTGCTGGAAACAGCATTTGATGAAGAAGCAAACGATTTTGTTTTTTGGGTAAAAGATCCAAATGAAAAGAATTAAACCAATCGGTGTGGATTTACATCTTAAATACATATGTCCACACTGTCATGCAGTTTGTTGGCTATCTTTAAAAGAAACACAAATTCCAAATTATATAAATGTTTGTGATGTTTGTCAAGAATCTTTTAAAGTAAAAACTATAGAAAAAATTTCTTTAAAGTATAAACAATCAACAAATCATTCTACTAAAAAACAAATACATATACTTGATGAAAGTATAAAACAAAGAACTATTGATAGTCTAGTAAATTATGGTTTTACAAAATCAGAGGCTTCTGATTTGATACAAGAAACTTTTGATATTTTCAAAACAAATGATATTGCGATTTTGGTTAAAGAGTCACTAAAACTATTTGGAGCAAAAAATGGCTAATGGTATTCGTCCGTCAAAGTTTGAAGATATTGTGGGTCAATCTGATGTTATACAGCGTCTACGCATCATGGTAGCCGGTTGTAAAAACAGTGGGCAGGTGATGCCTCATGTTTTAATAGACGGGCCTCCTGGGCTCGGTAAGACCACTATGGCGAGTGCTATAGCCAATGAGATGGGCGTCAACCTATATACCGTTAATGCCGCTAATGTGCGTAGTGCTAAAAATATTATTCCTTATCTTATGGGTATCGATCCAAGATCAGTCTTATTTATTGATGAGATTCACAGACTACCCAAAATAGTAGAAGAATTTTTATATCCTGTTATGGAAGATTTTAGGCTTGATTTAGTAGTCGAGAACAAGCCAGAGTCTATTGATTTACCAGTATTCACGCTTATTGGTGCTACTACTAGTAGTGGTAGTCTAAGTCAACCATTCTATGATCGTTTTGTTGTTAAAGAACATCTGAATTTTTATACTCCAGATGAGTTAGCTAAACTAGCAGGATCGAATGCAGAAAAGTTTGGATTAAGTATTTCAG